ACTTTAATTTAGGGCTCTTGTCCGATGGGATAGCACTGTCCGCATTCAGTGAGTTTTTCACTTTCACTTTGAAATTATTTGACGGGAAGATATGCCCATCTAGTTTAATTTCAAGGTAGTAAGTGCCAGTAGCTACCACGTTCCCCATTGAGAATGAGAACGTCCCATTTTCAACGGTAACATCTTGATACAATGCCACCGTTTCATCATTGGACAGTGTTAGCTTACCAGTACCAGACAGTTCCATGCGTTTCCCATCGTAACCCAAAATTTCAAAACCAAAGACTGAGGTGGTGTCCCCAGATTTGAGAACATCACCGCCTTGAATTTGGTTAATTGAGGTCATGAGCTTAGCCATAGGCTAGTCCTCACGAGGTGCGTGGTAGTTTAGTGCTCGTTCGCTGTCAGCTACACCCTTAGTCGTTGGGTCTGTTACGATTCCCAAAATTACCAAGATCACAACGAAAGTATTAACTCCCTCTTGAATATTGTGTGGGATTTCAAGCCCAAATTGCTGCAACATAAGAAAAATTGCTGAGATAAGAGCTACTAGAGTAGCTTTGTTTTGTAAGCGAAGTTTAAAATTAATCATTGTCATTATTCTCCTTTTTTTCATCCTCGTTATCTGAGGTCAAAATAAATTTTTCTTTATCGATATTATTCTTAATATACTTATCGAAGTATGGGATTTCCACCCCTAAAGCTGATAGACTAGCCAAGATACTAGAGCCGTAAGCGGCAATCATGGCGAAGATAAATGTATCTAGGATACCTCCCAAGTTCATGAAGACTGCGAACGGATAGAAAATGGCTACAAACGTAAACATGGCTATATGACCGACTAGCCCTTTTCTAAATTTTGAGCTCGTAAACTCATGGAAAGCCCAAGCTCTTGCTACACCAATGGCGATGTCACTGAATATGATGATCATTAGCAGGAATACCCATAAATGTTCATCAATTCCGTGTGCGTAGAAGTCACGAACCACATCGAAGACCCCAAAAATGCCGTCTGGTTTGCTGTGCATTTCACTCTCCTTAAATAGTTATTTAACCCCCATTTTCAAAGCTTAACTACTCTTTTGTAAGTTGTGCCAAAAGTTCTTCATCCTCAACTATAAGAGCGATTTGTTCTTTTACTTTTGGTTTCAAAACTTTAGGAACTTTTGCGAATGGATAGTATCCAGCGACAATGTTAATTGCAAATAATTTAGCCATCATATCTTTTTCTCTTTCTATTACTTCTTTAGTTATCTTTAATTTCACCGATAGACGTTTCAGCCAAATCTTCATCAGTTAGTACCTCTTTCTCGTACAGTTTAGAAATGACGTTGATTAGTGTAAGCTGCGCTGTCTTCGATTGCTCTTGCTGTTTCGTCATTTGCGCTTCCATCTTAGCGATGGTCTCAGCGGCTTTTTTATTTAAAACGTTGTATTCTTTGATTTTGTCATCAAGCTCATTAAACTTCTCGGTCTCAGCGCGTTGTGGGAAATTCTCTTGGTAGATCACCTCAAGCGCCGCATTTAAGAGTTCAGTGTTTGACAAGTCGATTTTTTCAACCGGCAAAAAAACGGGGATGATGGCCCCGTCAGTATTTTTTAAAACCACCTTGGTGGCGGACGCTGCACCGCTAGCGTCGTATTCTTGAGATTTTGAAGCGTATTCAAATTTCATAGATTAACCTTTCTGTTTATAGCATGATTGTGAGTTGACCTAAGTACGCTGTATCTTTACCAGTGCCCAAAACTACAATACTGCTACTATCCTTATTAATTTGGACGTGAGTATCTGTATTAGTACCGATAGACCAGCCAGAAATTGTAAACATGTACCCTTGCGGCGCTGTAAACACCGTGGCTGGCAATTCAGCCATTTTCATATCCCCACCCGTACCAGTAAAGTTGTATTTAACAGTCAACACATCTCCGACACGCTTATAGAAACTACCTTCTACTCCAGCGGGTTTCCATCCAGTGTTGATTAAGTTTGTGTTTTCGTTTTTGGCAAACTCTTTCCAAGGTTCCCAGTCATCAATTTTCTTTGACCATCGGTGATGTCTGAAAAACAATTGACCGTTGTTTCCCCAAAAAATCTGGATGGCTTCTTTAAAACCATCGGTGTTCTTACCATAATTGCTGTAATGAAATAGGTATCCCCATTGACCATTAGGGTTCCCCTGTGCCGCTTGGTCAATGTAATATTGACCCGGCTGATCTAACCAATTTGCGTTGGTAACGTTAGGTTTGCCATCTATCCATTTCGGTGCGCCGTTGTTGCCGGTCAGCTGATATTGCTGAATTTGACTATTATTGGCATAAATATCCCCAGCAACATCAAGAGCACCACGCTCACGGACTTTGGCAACACCGAGCCCCGATTGATCGTAAGAGAGCGCCACGCTCTCAACGGGAACAGGCGCCTTGGAACTTGCGTTAGTGAATTTGTCTTCTAAAACCGCCAAAATTTCCCATGATTTATTAGCAGCATATACACCCGCTAAATTAGCAGAGGAATTGACTAGGCTTGAAACACCAGCCCAATCACCGGAGGCAGGACCGGTGTCTGTTGTGTAACTATCCTTGCCATAAGGCGTCACCTTGAATGTTAATTTCATGGTGTTTTTTTGGACGCCGTTAACGGCCAGTGGTGCAATTTTAGCATTCCTTAGAACTTGCAAGGTGCTTGATGTAGCACCAACCCTTGTCACGTCGACTTTTAGCGATGGTGCAAAATACTCAAGGATAGTAATTGTTTTCTCAATTGGTGCGCTTGTACGCCCACGGCTATCGGTAACAGTCGCTCTAACGGTTACTTGGCCGTTAAAATTCATAATCCCAAACGTGCCACCGTTAGAGTTAACCGATTGATTTCCCCCAACGATTTCAGCTCTATAACTTTTAATTGTTGAGCCGTAAACACCAGCGGCGCCGTCAAATGTCACTCTAATGTCTGACATGATTTGGACGAAGTGCTCCGAGCTTGTAATGAGATTCCCCGCTACTGCATTAGTATCCGTCAATGTTATCCCAGATAGTTTTGGTTTGATATCGTCAGCGACAGTAAGTTGTAGACGTTTGATGTCTCTCGATGCCTCTCTGCCGTTTTCATAGGCAATAATAGTAACCTCGCCAAAACCTCTGGTGTTATCTGTAAGTTGGTTGTACAAAGCAGGTTCTGGTGTCCATGTATAGCTTGTTTCGATATCGTCACCAGCTATTTTCTTTTCCCAACTTCCAAAACGCACCCATATCGAGTGTCTGTATGTATCTTGTTTCCGATTGATGTTGATCGTCGTTGGTTTTCCGATAACGGCTGTAATATCGCTTGTAGAACTCCCTCGTGGGATGTCGGTTAGTTTGTATGAACTTCCGCTAACTGTTAGCGTATTCGGGCTGTACCCGCCGCCCCCAGTAAACTGTGCCATGAATCCGAACGTTCTCGCCCCGTCCCCGTCGTGTCGAATAGTAACCGTTTCATCAATCAGTGGGATTATTTGATTAGCCCCTAACACACTAGGACTACCAGACCAATTTAGACGTCTATTTCCGTCGAAATCGATAAAAGCGCTACATGAGTAGCCGGTAAATGTAGCTGCTGTGTTTAACAGTGCTAATTGAAATCTAACTTGACTTGTGTTGGCTACTTTGTCTTGACTTACTTGGTCAACCCAAAGCCTAAGCCTAAAACCTCTATCGCTATTACTCCAAAATTCGGCCAATTAAAATCCTCCTACATATCGAATGACATTCATGTCTGGATTGATGTGGTATTGTTCCTCACGGTATCGTCCGACTTGAATGGTTTTCGAGAAGATACCGTTCTCGATGTGAATGACACCTTGTGAAATGTACATTACTTCAACCCCAGAACTGAACATCGAAATGCGTCCGTTTGGGTTGAACATCATGCTTGAGCTACCATCGTTCTTACCAATTACCAAACCATCGTTTGACGAGCTCATGTAAGTGTCGATGAAATTCCAACGATCAGACAGCTCGCCTAAATTTTTAGCGATAGTAGACACCCGCTGACTTGAACTAACCAAAGCTTTTTCAGCTGCGGCCCGCTCGGTCTCGTTTGACTTAACAAAATCTTGATAAGTTTTAATCCAGTTATTCAAGATTTCAGCGCTCGCTTTAGCTTCCATCTCAACTTGAATGATTCCAGCACGCTCGTTAAGTGCATTAATCTGCTCAAGCGTCAACGCACTGTCAGCCTTGCTGTTTAACTGTTTCTCAAGGTCTTTCGGAGACGCTTGCCATGCTCGGTCAGTTGTGCCCTCGTAGCAGTCTAGCTCAGTGAAGAATAACATCGACTCACTGCCGTTGTTCGTACCCTTGTTATCGATACGAATGAAGCCTTCGTCACATTCACCAGCATTGAAAGTCAAGTGCCACTTAGCTAGTCCGTTCGTTGACGGTGAGCCGTTATGAGATTTGAAATTGACAACCTTTGTAAAAGTTTTATTCGTTTCGTTCGACTTACGACCAAGGAAATAGATGTCTAAGCCATTGATATTTCCGGTGGCAAACGTCTGAATATTGAACGAATAATCAGTATTGCGTTTAACTGGAAAACGTAGCGTGGAAGCTGGGACTAATGACGATGATGATGTTTTCAGCAAGAATAGCGGCCTAGCGCCATTGTAGTAAAAGCCATGGCTTGAAATGGATAAGTTAGCGTTTTTCTGTGGCACTTCCCAATAACCCCAATTGTCAAGGTTATCCGGAAATGCTGAGTTAACGATCAGATTTTCGCCACCGACCGAAACGCTACCAACCATATCATTCCAAACATAATCAGCTGGGTTTGTGCTGTCTGCTTGGTTGAAGTTGGTACATACGCCCAAATAGCGCTTGTTGCCATTCTGGCTCAAACTGAAACCATTTCGACCATCGGCGCTGTCAGCGTAAGCGAAATGGACGTAAGGTGTTCTTCCGTCCGCCCCAGCTTTACCGGGGATGCCGTCCCGTCCATCGCTACCCTTCCACTTGCTCCAGCGGTAATCTTGCGGGTTTTGACTATCAATAGCATTAAAGTCTTGATACATACCGATAAATGGCTTGTTAGTGTCTGTTTGACTAAAACCACCACCGATTGTGGTATCGGCATAAGCGATGTGGGTATACTGTGTTTTACCATCAGCGCCCTTTGCACCCGGTATCCCTTGGATTCCTTGTGGGCCTTGCAAACCTTGTGGTCCACGCTCACCCTGTGCCCCACGTTCGCCTTTTTCGCCCTTGTCCCCTTTTTCACCAATTTTAGATACTGAATATCCAGTTTCGTTCGTGTTGTCGGTGTAAGTCCAAACCGTCTTAGTCCATAGGTATTGCCCTGCTGGCACGTTAGGCACTTGGCTATTCCAACCGCTTGTTGGAGCAGTTGTTCCTGATGTTCCGACTGCGTAAGTGATCGTGGTTTTTTTAATTCCCACGCCATCCTTACCAGCGATACCGTTATTACCATCGTTGCCGTCTCTTGCTACGTAGGTTTTTTGATACCCAGTTTCAGAGGTGTCATCAGTGTACGTCCAGACTGTTTTGGTCCAAAGATACTTGCCTTTAACCAATGCCGGTGGATTTGCTGTCCAGTTAGTAGGCTGGGTTGTTTCGTTGTCAGATAGTCCATAGGTTACAGTGGTATTCTTGATACCTACCCCGTTTTTGCCGGGTAGTCCGTCGTTACCTCTGTCGCCTTTGTCACCTTTAGGACCTCGTTCGCCGTCAACGACCTCGGTGAATGTAACCTCAGCGCTTGCTGCTAACTCATCATCAAGGTAGGCTTCGACGGTAACTTGTAAAGTGTTTTCAAAGTCTGTCGGTCTAACAACTAACTGATTGCCAGTACCGATAATCGCATCACCATTTTTGTAAAAGAGCAGCGGTTGATAAACCTTGCCGTTCCTTTCAAGCGATGCTTTTAACACGCTTTGACCGACATTATTTTTAAAGGTAGTCCCGTTGTCAGTCGAAAGTTTCAACTCGTAAGGGATGGCTTGCTCGGCCAATTTAGCCATGCGAGTCAACAGACTGTCGGATACTTTGTTCTGCAACGCTTGAAAATTAGCGAATACCGTCTTATTCTCGACTGGATTGGAGAAACTAATCTGTTGCTCACTGACGCGGGCTTCAAGCATAAGCATAGGCGAGAAACCGGTGTCTTGAATTTTGACGGTATCTCCAATGTCGAGATCAAGGAAACCATCAACTTCATAAGTGATTGCTGGATAACAGAATTTGCGTAGATTTCTAAGTGCTGTTGAAATCAGCACATCTTCACTATCTGTCTCGACTTCCATGTCCTTACGAATCCAGTTGTCATTCGTTTCCTTACCAGTCAAAACGGATGGATATAAACGTTTCGAAATTGGGGCAAACAGTAAGCTGCCCTCAAGGTAGAACTCTACCTCTCCTTTTTCATTTTTCCATTGTTGTTTTTTCTTGGGATCGATAACGACTTCGACGGTGCTGACAGAAACCTCTTTAGTTTCGACTTCTGGCGCTGCTACATTCGGTGTGCTACCCGTTTCAGTTCTACCCTCGACGGTTTTGCCCTCTTTTAGCTCCGGTGGATAACACAGCGTCTCAATAGCGCCTAGATAAGCACTTGCTGGATAGCTGTTTTGAACTACGTATTGACGACCCGCATAGTTTTGTTCTAAAACCGTTACCGTGCTACCATTGTTAGCTACGATAATTGAAACGTGCCCCCAGACCGACGTACCTTGATACGCATTGTACGGCTTGATGTTAGCAATGGCTCCAGCTTTCAGTTGGTTGGTGTTGCTAGGTCTAACAACGCTCCAACCGAATCTGTCCCATGCGTAGTCAGTACCAATCTTACCAGCTGCCATACCAGCGCCAATCAAACCAGAGATGCCAGTTACACCACCGCCAAGACCGGGACCGCCTAATTTCATCGAGTACCACGCCGCCAATGCGTAACATTGACCACTACCAACTCGACGACCTTTCAACCCTTGCATTTCGTTGATAACGGCGATAACCTTATCAGCCTTAACTGTTCTCGTAACTGGTTGATTTGGTTGAGTAATTTGATTATTTGGTTGTCTCCATAAATCGTCAAGCTTGTCTAAGATATTCCCGTTTGTTCGGTTGATACCGTTTCGGATATCTCGCATTAGAGCAATGTAGTGGGCGTATCCAGCGGCAGCATAATCATAAAGAGCTCCACCGATTCGGAAGAGCCCTTTTGTATATTCCTCGATATTCTGCTTGCCTTTGACGCCGTACATTTTACGGCCACCACTTGTCTGTTCTGCTAGCAGATAGGTGTAGTCTTTCATGTAGTCATCAACGCTGGCATAGTGCATATATGTCCCGCCCTCGTTAGCAGGTCTAGCACTACCAGTGGTAACAACAACGCCACTAGGGCGAGTCTGAGCACCCCCAGTGATACCACCCCAGTTATTGTCTCGCTTAGCTACATTAGAAGCACCCCACCAAGACTCAAGATAGAGTTGGGCTAGGACACCGGACGGCAAGAGGTTACGTTGGACACATAGATTTAAAATGGTTTGCACCAAATTAGCACTCAATGGGTGCCCAGCGTATACAAGATTGCCTCCTGTATATTTCTTACCACCACCAGCTACTTGACTAGTAGCTGGATTTGAAACCTTACTTGTTTTCTCCTTTGTTTCCTCTTTGCGCCCAACAGGTTTGACAGCGTTGTAAATTTTGGTTTTATCAATGCTGCGTTTAATACTCTTGATGTTCTTACCGTACTTAATCACGATATCACTACGTTTGCGCCCGACACCTTGATTCTTATCATCGTGAGCCTTATAAACATTTAAAACAAACTCATCAAGCTGACTATCAGCTTGTAATTTCGTTTCAAATTCGATTTCAGCATCGAAGTTTCGAGCTAACGAAATCAAACGAGCAAGGGCAGTTTCTTGTCCCTCCCATTCAAGGGTTTTCTTAGCGTCCTTGATTTGATTTATCCCCAATCTTACCTTAGACAACCCCAACGTGCCCCATTCGTCCAAGTATTCCTTGAATGTCATGGGTTTTGTTGCCTTGTACGCTCCTTGGTACTCAAGTAAGAGCTCAAGACTCAGATTCTCGCAATAGCAACGGATGATATGCTCATCTTCTTCAATTTTCATCACATTAAAGAGATATGACTTCTTTTTGTATCGAAAACTAACAAATGAGCGTTCGTTTAAGTGTTTGTAAGCTTTCTCAACAACTGTATCTGACTTGATTTTTTTCTTAAAGACCGAAAACTCAAATACAGATGTGCCTGACTCAAGGGAACGAGTCCATTTGTCGTTAAAAAAATTCAAGGTGGTTTGCTTCTCGTTGTCTATATAAGCAACTTTTTGCAAATTATTGTTATGAATGGTTAATAACATTAAATCCACCTTTCTTCAAATTCAATGGTTACGCTAGGCTTCTTATTGCCCCACGATGATTGGATAATTTCCAACTCTGATTGTCCCGGTGGCAACACTGGCCACAATGAGCCATCAACAATCTGATCTAAATTAGGTAGATTGTTGAGATAGACTATGTCCGTCTCGCTGTTAATCACTAACGAGCTCCCTTGTGAGTATCTGTTTGGGATGTCCTTCGTCCCGTTGACAAAATCTTTTCGATAAACGAAAGAGTCTAAATACATGTGGGTTGGCGCCGGTCTATCATTACCAAATGCCCCTAGTGCTACGTGTACTTTAGCTGACTTTTTCCCTTTGATTTCTGGAACTTTGAACTTTGGATAACTGCCACGCCAAAAAACTTGTATTTCTTCATCCCGACGCTGTAAGTCAGATTGTCCACTGTCTTTATTGAACGGGTTTTCATGCGCATTGTGAGTAGCCCAAAAAGTGCCCAATTTGTGCATGTTGTAACCGCCTATGCCGTTAGATGTCAAAAGGTTGTATTCCGTAGTCAAGCCGTTCCCACGTTTGATGGTTTCGACACCATACAGAAATTCGCCGTTTTCAGCGGTAATGGAAATTTTGATAAAACCAACTTGATTAGCTGGATTTACCCAAAAAATCTGTCTCCACCACATATACTCATTGATAGAGCCCCGTTCTCCTGTGCTATCTGCTGGAATATCCCACGTAAGAGATGCGGCGTTGTTGATTTCTCGACCACTACCCCGATTTGTCAACGCAAGGTGTGGTCTGCCCCACGCATCGACAATTCCAAGTGTCCCATTTAGATTTTGAAGTGTATCGTTTAAGATACCGACGTTCTTCTTCCCTTCTGCTAGACCCTTGACAATCCAATTATTTGAAACATAATCGAACAGAATTTCTGAATGTTTGTAAGGCTCCACGTCTACTTCTTCGGTATTCCCGACCTCGAATGCGAATTTTTCGTTAACTAATCCATAGTAGCCGTTATCAGCGTTAGCTTTTAGCGTGATTATTGGATAGGCATTCTCTGAGCCTTGGTTGTCGATAGAAAAAATCATTTTCCCTTTATCTTCACGAAAATCAGTAACACGCTTGTAAGTAGTCGAATGCGCTACGCCGTCTGGTACGATGAATTCAATCGTTGCTTGGTCATACCAATCAGAGATACCTCTCAGATTGACCTCACCTTTAACAAGTGCCAAATAATAGCGGTCAGGCTCCGTTGGTAAACAGAGCTTAACCGCCTCTTTGGTATGTAGCACTCTAGCAGCTTCTTCCCTAACTCGGTAAAACTGCCCGTTGTCAGTCGGTGCTGGTTGATTAGGGTCGATAAATGTCATATCAGCCAAATCTCTAGTGGCTAGACTGACTGTAACCTTAATCTTCTTAGCACCAATATTGACGTGTTGAACATTAACGCCAATCGATGGCGCTGAATCTGTTGAGATAGACCGTTCATTTCCTATCTCATGCTCTACTTTGATAAGCTTGAAATAGTTGTTTAGGTCATATCCATTAAATTGAAATAAAGCCATTATTCAAGCCCTCTCATTCGTTTGTAAGTAAATTCTTGCGCTTTTTGGTAGCTACTCATGTCATCGGCTGCCGCATAAGCAAACTCACGGCCGTTGATGTTAAGAGAAATCGGACGTCCTACTAGATCAGTGATAAGGTCAAGCGCTTGCTCTAATCTGTCCATTCTGGCATCGTCTGCCATTGACAAATCAATACTTCCTCGCATCTTGCCACCTTCGAAGCTATCAAAGATATTGTTATCTTCAAAAAGGTCGCGGGCGCTGATAGCATAATGGCTAGCAGTATCAATCATGTCAGCAATTGATGATTTGACGTATTTAACACTCTTATCAATACCAACAGCCATACCTTGACCGATATAGATACCAACATTATCACGGAATAAGCGTGATGGTGAGTGGATTTGGGCCGCTGCTTGCGCTGCTCGTTCTGCTTGTGCTACAAGGGCATTAGCTGCCGCTGTTACTGCTCCTAGAGCTGATAGCATACCTTGAGCCAAACCGTTACCGATTTGCGCCCCTGCCGCTCTCATGCGTCCTACCCCAGCATTAGCTCTGGCAGCCGCCGCATTAACTAAGCTATCCATAGCTGAGCCTACTTGCCCAACCGCTGACTGAATACCGCTTGCGATATTCCGACCAGTCTGAGTCCCAGCTTGGCGACCCATTTGGATCATACGCTGACCACTAGACTGCACAGCTTGTGCCATACGTTGCATAGCTGACTGAACTTGTCCAGCTGCACTATTCATAGCGCTTGCGATAAGCGGTGCGCTAGTTGCGATGCGCATGATAGCTGATGCCGCATTATTAGCGGTGCTCGCTACGGCTGTAAGGATAGCCGGAATAGTAGCAATAGCTGTTGAAAGTGCAGTCATTCCAGTTACAGATTGCATGACTTGAGCGTTAAATTGCATGAATCCAGTAGATGCTAACATCAAGGCTGGTGTCATCATGGTTAGTGCCATGTTGAACATGTTAAGCGGCATTACCGCTGTCATGAATTGTGTTGTCAATTGTGTTAGCGATGTAGCAAACATCATAAACTGAGCATTCAGCATAGTCAGTGCTGTACCAATCGCAGTCATACCAGTGCCAAACATGGTCATACCCGCTGACACTGTTGTCATGCTGCTAGTAATCATGGTTAATTGACTAGCCAAACTTGTCAGACTAGCGGTTAACACGGTCATGCTTGCACTAATAGCAGCCATGCTTGAGCTCAATGTTGTTGAAATAGAGCTAAATTGAGTCAATCCACTTGCCGCTTGCGTTAATGCTGGGGCTAGTGTCGTGATCTCAGTTCTAAAGGTTGTAATAGGCCCAACAATAGCCGTTAACCCAGCAAGTGATTGACTAGCTTGACTAGAGAACGTGCTGAACGCTGTTCCTGCTGATGTCAATAGTGACTGCAAGCTGGTGAATGCTGATTGAATGCTTGTGATCGTACTTGAGAACGAAGTCAATCCAGATACAGCACTAGATGCTGAGCTAGACACCTTACTCATGCCGTTTCCAAGTTGAGTCATACCAGTACCAGCTTTTGCAAGCCCCGCTGAATTATTACCAATCGAGCCCACACCTTTAGCTACTGCTGCAAGAGACGCAGCCATGTCTCCAAGGTTAGTATTGGTGATCTTAACGACACCGTTTGCCAATTGATTGAAACCAGTACCAGCTTTTTGAGCAGCCGTACCGATTGAGTTGAACACATTAGCAAGACTATCCAATACACTACTGATTGCACTACCTGCAGAGGTAATCACGTCTGAAATGCCTTCAAATGCTGACTTGATACCGTCACCGATACCTTGCGCCGCTGTACTGATTGAAGTTCCGACTGATTGCACTACGTCAGCAATGCCTTGTAATGCTGTACCAATCGCAGACCCAACCGAGCTAATGACACCAGAAACACCACTTAGAGCCGTACTAATAGCCGTACCGATACCCATCGCAGCCGTAGCAATTGCCATTCCTGCTGCTGAAACAACTGAGGCAATGCCACTAAATGCAGCACTAATCACACCACCGATTGCCGTGATAATAGGCACAATTTGAGTGATAGCTGTCACAATAGCTGAAATGATTTGGCTAATGATCGGTGCAAGAGTTTGAACGACTGTAACGATTGCAGAAATCACTTGACTAATAACTGGTGCAAGTGTTTGAACGACTGTCACAATCCCTTGAATCAAGGTCATAATGACTGGTGCCGTTGCTTGAATAGCTTGGACAATCACTTGCAAAACCATTGCAATCTGTGGTCCAAATTGACCGATTACCTGGGCTACTTGGACAATGCAATTCGCGATAACCGGAGCAATTGCCACGATAGCGTTAGCGATAATCTGAGTTACTGCCGTGATAGTATTTCCGATAATTTGAACAATCGGAGTGATAGCGGTAGCTACTTGGCTGATCGCTGAGCCTATAGCAGAAACTAGTCCGCTAAATGCACTGATAATAGCTGGCAACGTTCCCAGGATAGATGTCCAAGCGTTACCGAATGCCGTAATGAATGGTGCTGCATTGCCAAGGGCAGTGCCGATAGCTTCAACCAATGGTGAAAGTTTAGCCAATCCCGGCGCAGCTTCACCGACTGCCTTAACGACAATACCAAATGCAGTCCCGAACGCTTCAACGATAGTTCCTGCTGCCTTGCCAATCGATTCAACCACAGTCCCGAACGCTGAACCTATAGCGTTCAGAATTTGTGAAACCCCTTGAGATTGAGTAGCTAAAAGTGTGAACGATGCAACAATAATACCAATACCCGCACCGATACCGACTGCGGCAATGGCTACGGATGCACCGAATGAAAGTAATGTAGCTGGATTGAGACCTTTAAGACCTTGCAAGGCGAATTTGATAGCTGTACCAATCCCCTTAAATGCTGTAGAGATACCTGTTCCGATGCCTCTTGCAGCCGTTGAAATACTAGTTCCTGCTGACTTAATGACATTAGCCATTCCACTAAATAGCTGAGTGATAGTTGATTTAGAACGTCTCGCACTGTTAGCAGCTTGTTCTGTTCCTTCTGCTGCATCCGCTCCGAATTTCTTGAATGGATTTAGACTCTTGATGAAGTCCAACCCTTTCAATGCAACACCTACCGCTGAAATACCAGCTTTTGCAGTCATGAAGCCTGCTACCATGGCTAAAATACCGCTAGTGATTCCGTTTAAGATTCCCGGTGGAATTGCACTGATAAACCTAGATATTGCTGAAATAACTTGAGATATCCAGCTAACTAACGTTCCAAGAGCTGAGCCAAGCCCTGAAATGATTGACTGCATTTCTGAGCTACCGAGCACCTCACCGAATGACGAACCGATAGCTTTAAGGGCGTTCCAAGTATCTTGCACTGCTGCCTTGAACGATTGAAAAGCTCCAGTATCAGCAAACGAGCTGATGAAGCTTCTAACTGATGTCGTGGCAATATTCAAGGCTTGTGAAATACCGTTAGCAATGTCCCCAAATACTGAGCCAATGCCCTGCATGAGCTTACTGCCGTCAATTTTGCTAAATAATTGCTTGATTGAGCTGGCAATATAAGTAAACGTCGCACCCAGATTTTTTAAAGCTCCAGTGTTTGAAAAGCCTTTCCAAAGTGATTGCAACCCACTGCCAATCTTGTCAGCAATGCCGTTGATGTCTATCCTCTCTAGCGCATCCGTAAGCCCTACAACTGCCTTGATACCGATTTGATTGAGTTTTTCAAATTGCGGCATCAACTTGTTAGCAAGAGATTCTTTCATACCGTCAATCGCTTGGTCAACAGTCTTGAATTCTGTGGCCATCTTACTAAACGCCTCGTTGTTACCAACCTTGGTAATAGCGTCAAAGAAGTCCTCGGTCTTAATCTTGCCATCTTGGACAGCTTTAACCATCTCACTTGTGCTCATGCCCATTTCTTTCGCAACCGCCGCAATACCAGCGGGCGTTTGTTCTAGCATGAGTTTGAAATCTTGCCATTGCACTTTAGGCTTAGCAGCCATTTGAGTAGCTTGTTGACTCAAGGTCTTCATGGCTTGTGCTGGGTTTTCAGCCGCTGCCGCAAGGCCACCAAAGCCCTTAACGAGTTCCGTTGTATTCTTCGTTCCTACCGCTGCTAACTGTGAGTAGGTAGAGGCCATATCAGATGCGGAATAGATGGTTTTAGTGGCAAAGTCTTGCAATTCGCTTTTGGCTTTTTGTATTTGATCAGTGGGCATGTTGATTTGACGCATGTTTCCTTCAAAGGTTTTCCATGCTTTAGCGGAGCTGTTGAGCTCGCTAGCCATCCCACGCATACCACTAGTCAATGCTCCGATTCCCTTAGTAATACCAGCACTAACTAAATTAGCACCCAAAACGCTTTTGAAAACCGAGCCTAACTTGGTGCCAGTTTTGCCCAAATTTTCAGCGTTTTGTTGTGCCCTTTTGAGTGCGCTAGACATGCCGTTATCTTGAGCGCTTAATATCGCTCGGACGTTAAACGTTTTATCTGCCATCTAGCAACCCTCTTTCTCGTTTGTAATTAAGATTATTCCTAGCCCGATCTAATAGCTTGTTGTTAGTGATTTTCTCACCTAACACCTCACGGGCTCGTTCTTTAGCATTATAGAAGTCGTCAAATTTCTCGAAGTAATACTTTTTGCCATCTTTCGTCGTGGCATTCACCAAACGATTAAGATAAGCAAGTTGATAGATTTCTCTTTCTTTACTCAGAGAACGTTTCTTATGCGCTTTCTGATAGAGTCTCATCTCTTTAAGCGTCATTCTTCGAGCTTCAAGCAACGACACACCAAAATCAGCCATAGCATTAGTAATTAATTCCTCATACGTTTCAGCTGAATCTTGGTTATCACTTGCGGTTTTAGCTACTCTGTTGCTTCTTCCACTCGTTTCACGGTTGCTTTCGTCAAAGGCTGCGTACGCAATGCTGATAAAAAATCTTCGAAAAGTGTGTCAAGTTGGTCTTTCTCAGCTACTTCAATAACATAGGCTTCAATCCCTTTAACAGACGGTTTTTGACGCTCTGTGATAGTTGCTGCTTGAATGAGGTCAAGCAAGATTACTGGATTTTTTTGCTGCAAGTCTACGACTGCGTGCTGTACCCCGAAACCGAACGAAACACCACCGTCAGAGACAGAATAGCGTTTGTCAAGCTCTCGGATGAAGTCGAAGCCGTAATCCAAAGGGTAGTCTTTATTTTCGATAGTGATTGTGTTCATTGTTTGTTTACTCCTATTTTTTCCTAAAATAAAAAGCCAAACTGAAACAGCTTGGCTCAAAATAATTACATACTATTAGAGGGAATTGATCGCAGTTGTGTCTTGGAATGTGTATTGAATTTCCTTGACTTGCTCAGCCGTCAATGTAGCTTCACCAGCTTGTGGTTTACCTTCTACTGACATTTCTGATTCAATTTCTACAAGTTCCTCAACGTTAGCGGGCACTTTCCAGTTAGACAAACGTCCAATAGCGTAGAGTGCGCCATATTTCCCATTGTCCTTCTTGTCGGACAAGTCGATTTCCCAAACTTCGACTTTGTAACCGTCCACTACTGATTTCTTGAGCATTTCATTTAGCTCGTCCTTGGTACCGATAGCAGTGATTGAAAGTTTAGTTTCAAGACCGCCGTCTGCAACCACTGCACCATCTTTGGTTTTTGTAGTATCAGCATCTCGTGAGTATTCCCACTCATGCTCAGTTTGCAAGGCAAGTTTAGCCGCTGCAGTCTTGTCTCCGAATTTACGGAACATCAAGATTTTTTCTTTCCCTAATTGGGCTTCTTTGACTTTAGTTTCAGCCATTTCTTCCTCCTAATTAAACAAATTTAAAATACGTATACACGATGAAGTGATATAAAACTTCATCCGTGCTATTGTCTCGATTGCTATCAATTGACGACTGGTTAACCTCTGCTGAAAACTGCATGCCGTCAATATTTTTGATAGCAAAAAAGCTAGACATTAACTGTCCAGCCATATCTGATAATAATTTTCGGTCATCCACACGCCCCCAAACATGCACCGTAGACGATAAACGCCCAATTAAATGCGATTTGGTAGCTTGTGGCAAGACCTTTGTTTCACCCATGACTACGAATGGATAGGCCACGTCATCGGGTGGCAAGTAAGTATAGGTGTCGTATCCCAACTCACTACTAATCCGAAACATCTTGTCATGAAGTAACTGATCTGGTTGTTTCATGATTCATCCCATTTTGCCATTTCTTCGACCATTTCTGGCACTACTTCTTCGAGCGCTGGCTTCATAAATGGCTGTGCCTCCATCTTTCGTGTGCCTACTTCGACATAGCCCGAATAGTTAGTCAAGGCTTGGATAATAGCTTGATTGCCTCCAGCTTGCAAGGTAATACTTCTACGAGTAGCACCCGTTGTATACTTGCCTTTAAATTGCGCATTATTAATAGCAGCCTCTTTGACTTTAGCACCATATTTGCGCAAAACCTTTAAGCGTTTTTCGGGCGAGGCGTTCCTCAAAAGGCTTTGAGCCATTTCGTCCAACCCTTCAAATTCTAGTGTCGCCATTATTTGCCTACCTTATTGGCGTAGATGACGTTACGACCAGCTAAATAGTCCCTTACAGTAACGGGTTTGTATTTGCCACCATTGTATTCAATCGTGTCAATCCCAACTGTTATAGGGCTTCTAAATCTAATGACGATGCTATTAGTATTTAATAGGTCTCCTAGTTTAGCTTGTAAGTCAAGGCTGGCACCAGTGACATTGCACGCTATCGTTCTAGCCCACTCCTTGCCACCTACCATGCGACCTGAGTCGGGGTCGTAGCGTTTGTTCGTCTTATCGTTATATTTTAGCACTACGGTATCAGCGTATCTCATAGAAATAGCACCTCGCCCTCTTTAGCTTGCCCAGAATTGCCGTATAGACGCTGTAACATATCATCATAAGGCTTAAACTCGTTCTCGTTGTCGTAATACGACATAGAATGGCCATCTACTGACTCAGATTTAGCACCCTCAGCACCCCGACGATTGAAACGCTTGATTACGCAATCTTCGAAAATGAATGCCAATTTGTTGTCGATTTCTTCGACACCGTACTCAGATTTGAAGTGATTAACGACACGCTCCAACAGAATTTCAAGTAAATCATCGTCGTTAGTGTTGAGATCAACAGATACATTTTCAATGATTTGGTCTTTATCCAACGTCTTCATGCCATACCTCGCTATTCAGCAGTCTTTTTAGCTCTAGTTTTCTTCTTCGGTTTGTCGTCTTGGACGTACCCTAACTCAATGAGTTCCTCAGTACGTTCACCGTCGTACAAATCACCGACATAGTAAACTGTGCCGTCCGTCTTATCCATAAACGCTTTTAATACGATATTCACAATGAGTACCTATTAGAGTGCTGGAATTACAGTAAGCATGTAAACATCATCCAAACGTTCGAACGATGGCAATGCTACCATAGAGACTTTAGTTTGTACGTTAACTGGATCAGTAGTTTTAGTTGTTGTTACTGCGATACCGTTATTAACGATTTCAACGTCCGCATTGACAGTGTTATCAGCAAACAAGTCTGATTCTTCTGGAGTAGTACCAAATACAGTGTTACCAAGAGCACCGTTAGGGATAAGTGTCAAATGGCCGTCTGGGAAGAATTTAGAAACCTCCCCCTTGTCATTACGGTATGTGCCGTTTTCAAGAACGATAGACACACCGAAATTATCAGCGATGTAGTTTTCAAGTTCAGATTTAGTAACTGCTGCTCCATCACCCGCAAGAGGTTTGATGACCTTAACTGTTGATGCAGCTTTACGGATAAGACCAAAAGTTTTAGCATTCATTACCGCACGCTCTGGGTTAAGTCCAAGTTCTCGAGCTGTTTCAATAGCTTCTTCAAGGTCAGCAAGAGGTTTAGCGTCCGCATCAGCCCAGCTCTTAGTCACTTGTTTCTTATGCTCAGCCTTAACACCGTAGTCAATATCTTTGTTAACGCCGCCGCTAGTAAATGCAATCTTACCAGTAGCAAGCACTTGCATGCGCATAGCTTCAAGACGAGCACGCGCACCGTTGATAAGTGTTACATCGTCATTAAAAATGCCGGCTACGATTGTGTTAACCAACGCTTCGTTGCCAGAGTCTTTCACAAGATTAAGTTGTTGACGGTCGTTTTCCTTAACAAGCATAGCCTCTTTGAAGAATGGCATTTGTTCGTCGTGCATTTCAGCGCTAACACGGTCACGGATTGTAACGTTAGTATCGAATGCAGCAGCTTTCAATACAACAGCTTGACCAGACGCTCCTTTGACGTAAGACAATTTAGTTCCAAGTTGTTTGCGAGCTGGGAAAATAGACTCACCCAAAGTAGAGTTAACATTTTCTTGCAACGCATTGAAGTAACCAGCGATGTTAGATGCGGTTACCTTATCATAAATAAGTCCCATGTTTTAATAGTCCCCCTTTTATTTCTCAGAGATAAATTTGATAAGTGGCAACGCCTTCTTAACAGCGTCGTCAACTTCTCCGCCGTTAACTTTGTTTTTGTAAACTTCACCGGCATAGAGCACTGATACGGCATTTTCGATTGTCAAATCTACGTCGTAGAGGACAATACCTTCTGGCGCTGTTTTGTTTTCCACAACGGATTTAGTGCGATCATCAAAGATTGAGCCATCTTTACCAGCTACCAATGTACCGGCTTTGATGTACTTCTTGCCGTCCACCAATACACCATCATAGGTTTTGTCTACGGTTGCCGCTACTGCTTTGTAAGGCAATGAGCGAACAATGTTAGAAGTGTCAAAGATTTTAGTTGTTGACATTTAAAGTTTTCCTTTCTGTTTTAGATAAAACGAGCAGCCGTAACGCTCGTAGACTTAGCAAGTTGAGCCCCAAAATTGTCCGTTTGAGTATCACCAATGCTTGCAGCTTTAGGCGAGTTTTGGCGGATAGTAGCTTTGACTTGATTAGCAACGGCATCGTTGAAGACTTTTTCAAACGTACCGACCAATTTAAGAGCCTCAGCGGCATTTTCAGCATGGCAAAACATATCAGCTAATTCTACTGGCAATCCCTTAGAAACAAGGTCTTCTTTAACTGCCATGTTCAACTTTTCAAATTCAAATTGTGCTACTTGTTTTTCAAATTCTGCTTTCTGGTCTTCAAATTCCTTGCTCGCACGCTCAGCAGCAGATAGTTTTGAATAGTCTTGTTCTTTTTGTAGTGCTTTGGCGATAGCTTCATTTACTCGTGCTTCTTCGCCCTTTTTATGATTCTTCAAGGCTGTTTGGACTGCCTTGTTAACAATGCTATCCAGTTCTGACTGTGATTGCGGTGCTTGGAAGTCGCTCGGTTGACTGTTGTCAACGTCATGGCTTACTTCCGCAGTTTCGACCGTTTCGACTGTTGTATTATCTGTTTCCATTTTGTTCTCCTATCTAGTCTCGTAAGTAACACTCTTTCTAAGCCACGATATAGGCCAGCTACGCCTTATCTAGTCCTATCTAGTGTGTTTACCCTTGAGCCACGGTAGTAATGTTTATTTAGGGCTTAAAATAGCCCTATGCACCATTAGAGGCTCGCCCTCTACGGTTTCTTAAAACATGGTGCACTATTCCACCTCAGCTACTGCACAACGGCAATACGGATGAATAGGCGGCGCATTCGTTCCGATTTCCATATCAGCGATTCTGACAGGATTCTTTTCTGTCTCCTCACCAATACCCTTGCAAATCGAACACGCTCGACTTTCTGGCATGAGTTTGAAATACTCAAAGCCATTTTCCTTCATGATGTCTTGCTGAGCTAACGTCTGGACTCTAGCATGTTCTGTGATACCCAAACGCTCTGCATTGGTACGTGATACATCCATGTGCTTTCTGATACGCCTTGCAATCGTCAAACCGTTATCACCACGAATCAGAGCCCTCGTTACTTCTGTCCTAACCAGTTGCCTTAACTGTGCATTTCTGCCCCAGATACGATCTGACCACTTAGCCCCCTCGAAGTTAGCGTTAACTGCCGTTTCCATTGCATGAGCTAAGATATTGCCTTTTAACACACTCTGATCTAACAAACTGCCTCTCGCCATCTCAGCTTTATAAGCAGTGTTTAGGTACTCACGCATAAGCTTTTCTTCACCCTCTGCAAGAGACATCAATTCAAGCTCTAACTGTTGGATAAGCAGCTCACGCCTACCAACTGACATCGAGAAGTTGTAATTCCTTAACTCCTCGTTAGCCGTAGCACTGAAATCTTTCTCAGCAACGTAGCGTCTAGCTTTGCTTTCAAAGCCTTTAATATCGAATTCGTTAGCTCGTTTCTTAGCATCTTCAACAGCTAGCCCGTTCTTTTCAGCGAAGTTCTGGATATAAGCGTCAAGTTCTTTGCGTAGCTGACCTAATTCCATTCTGTAGAGGTCTTCGAGCTCTTTCTTAAACTCTCTCTCCGTTTTTTTGTCAGCTCGCTCTCTCTCACGTTGGGCACGCTCTGACCAATACGTCATACTTCAACCCTCGTAGAATCGTTTGTGTATTTGCCTACGTGATTATTAAAATCGCTAGAATATCCCTTAATATCGATTTCAGACACCTCTCTGTTCATTCTGTCGAGTTCCTCGACTGGACTTTCGACCAATCCAGACAAACTTAGAGCTGTTTCTTGCGACACTTGACCACCCAAACCAGCCAATACCTCGACTTGTTCAGCAAGCGAACGAGGTAAGTTAGGCGTAAAGATAATGTTCAAGAGACTTTCGTCAAAATCTTTAAATTCGTTAACTAATGAGCCAATACGAGCAGCAAGACGATAGCGACGTTTCAGCCCTTTCGTGAATTGTGATTGTGTATCAATTCTGTCTTGATCTAACCCAAATAATTTGTATTTCAACGCTTCACCAGACGTATTTCCGCTGAAATTAGTGTCTGACATATCTGGAGTGTTAGTAAATACATGGATATCCTTGTTTAAGCGTGTCTTATATGCTTCAACACCAGTGACATCGTAAGACTTCGTGAGGTATTCAGCTTTGACTGTGCCCTCTTTGCCGTCTGCCGATTTAGGTGGTTTAAGCTGCATTAAACGAGTACGCTTCATATCGCTAGCTTTCATGCCTTGTGGCAAGGCAAGGTCACCATAGATAGCAAGGATAGCGTCCGCCATGTCGCTCATGTGGTTTGCCGTGTCCGATTCTGCACTGTCGTATAGATCAATAAGATAGAGCTCGGTTTCATAATCACCAATACCGTCAACATTATTTAGAAACTCTGTAATCGGTACGGTACCGAATGCGTGAGCTGTCACCGAGATTTCACTGAAACTATCTGACACGTCAAGCGTATAGATGTATTCGGGCGTGTAGACTTCCACGACCTCTTGTGCGTTTTCCAGGAAACCACGCTTATAATATCTAATGGCTGCGATAGAGTTATCTTCTAGCGAATTATCATAGATTACGAATGTGTCCAGTGGACTAAGACGCTTGATGCGTGTTTCATCGTATTCGCTGCGATAGATAAGCTCAAAAGCTCTACCAGTTTGCGATAAGTCTCTGATAAGTGTTCTATTGTGTGTGTCGATGTCATTGACACGTCCAATACGCTTAATTGCTTCGTCATTTTGCGAATGGTCGTTATTGTCGTCGTATTCGACACGAATAGGATTCCCAGCCAAATAACCCGTTTTAAACTTGCTAATCATACGACCATAATTGTGTACAGCTCGTTTATCAGCCATTTCCTTATCCTTACGTCTTCCAGACTTAAGGACGTCGTGGTTTTCACCTCTCGCATAGTCCATAAGTTCTTGAATGCGTGGGGCTTGTCTCAATTTGTGGTGATTGATGAAGTGTTTTAACAATTCCCAATTACCAGCCATGAGTTCCTCTAAGCTATCAGCTCGATAGCGAATGCGGGACCCTCGATGGAAACGCAAGTTTAAAACTCGGTCTTGACCGGTGCTATCTGTAAATAGTGTTCGTTCCATCATTCCTCCTAACCAAACATATTAAGCAAGTCATCATAGCTTGCTCTTTCCGTACTACCGATGACAAAATCAGAATATATAGCGTATCTCACGCTATCCAGCACGTCGTCAAACTCTTTTAATGGCTCGTCTTTCGTGCTGTTCTCTTTCCATCGATATTGGTATATTTCATCAAAAAAACGAGGTATAAAACCACGTTTAACATATAATTTTTGTTCTTTAAATAATTTAGCGATAAGCTCGATACCAGCTATAACTGACTTATTAGCGTTACTGATATCAAACCCTTCGTTCTCAAATCTTGCTACGTGCTCTGGGCGGGCGCTATCAGCATAGAATGGTATGTTACCGTAGATGTCAGTTAGTTTCCTAGCTTGCTCTACCCACCAATCTATCTCTTTGAATTGCGCTGCTACGCCATCGATAAGATAGTAGTTACCATCCACACCTTCACCGACTACAACGATAGATCCGTAGTGAGTATATCCCCAGTCAATGCCAGCAAAGTAGCGCCTCATGTCTGGCAATTCATCAACTACGTGTATCTTACTGTCGTAATCAGCGTAGATGGCGCCCTCTGCTACCGTCCAAAGTCCTAAGATATCTCTATCATAGAACTTACCCTTCGGTGTGGCCGCTTTGATTGAATCGATATAGCGTTTTGATAAAAAGGTGTTATCATCGAGCTTGAAACTGAAATCTATAATCTTGCCATCGTTCTTGCCAATGTAGTCTCGATTCAGCCAATGATTCGGATTGTCTGGGTTGCTATCCCATACCACTCGAGCACCTTCACCGGAACAGCGTGAGACAATCTCTTTGAAAACAATCTCGTTTGCTAGCGATGCCTCGTTAACATAAGCTCCGAAAGCTGTAAAACCACGGGCACGCTTAAGCCCAGATATAGAGCCAGTGTAGACTTGGACAACCTTAACGCCACAAAAAACAAAAGAGCCATGCTTATCATACCTTGGCTCAAAGCCGTATTTATTATAAAGCTCTTGTAGCACGTTGTTCTGAATCGAAGTTGACGATGTCCCCGCTAAGATGTAGATAGGCTCATCCACACCTAAACGGTCAGCAATCTTTCTGACACGGCTTAATTCAGTTACAAATGTGTCATTGTTAACGACTGTCTTACCCGCTCGTTTAGCGCCGTGAAGACCACAGATAAACCAATCATGATTCCAAATGTAATTAAGAACGTCTAGCTGCCGTTTGGTATATAGCTTACTCAAGTCCATCGCTTACGGCTCCTTTGATAATATCGAGGAAACCAGCGATTTTTTCATCTTGCCCTTCATCACCACCGATTTGAGATTTGAGTTTTTCAATCTCAAGTTGCAATTTCTCAGCTTGTTTAGCAGTTGGATAGCGTTTCAAGATTTCAGTAATAGCTTTGATAACCGTGTTGTTATCGGCTTTTTTAGTCACTCGTTCGACTTCACCAGTGACTGGATTCATCATGAGAACTTCCTCATCACGCTTACCCCTTGCAATGTCGGATAGAATGGACAAGGCTTCTTTAGCATCCATGATGTTCTCGCTGTGCATTTTCTCAACTTCGGCATCGATATAGCTCTTAATTTCAAGTTTTTTCAAGTTTTGCCCAGCGATACGCCCTGCCGTCTTTTCGCTATATCCAGCGTTGATAGCTGCCTGTGTGGCGTTACCTAGCTTAATATACTCGCTAGCAAATAATTTCTGTCGTTGATTTAGCCCAATATGTCCACCTCCTTCACCGCTAGATTTTTGTGCATAAAAAAACAACCCACAAGGTGAGCTGTCTCTGATTTTCTTCGATAATATAATAATACCACTTTAAACAGTTGTAAGATACCGTGCTTCATCCGTCAAAATACCGTTTTTTCAACATTCTACAACTAATTTGCCATCTCTATACAATTCTGCAAATGCTAGGATAGCATTATTAAGCAGCTCTTGAAAGGCCGTCCTCTCGAATCCGATTGCTTGGGCAATTTGCCAGTTTGGTTTCGGTGGGTATGCCAGATATTTTTCTATCAGTATTCTGCGATAGTCTGGACGATATAGCCCGCTAACTGCTTGCTCTATGGCTTCTAGCTCGTTCATAGCATCAACACGTCTGACTGCGATATTTTCCACCGGTCTGCTCACTCCACTGCCACCTCTAGGCATGAAAGTAAACTCTTGTGTTATCTTCTGTTCAGCGCTATCGTGTGCTATTTCTCGCCATCTTGGATATTCTCGAAGTTTTCGCTTGCAACCTCTGATAGTTGCTTTCTCATCAATTTCCGGCAATAGCATTGTTCTATCCTCTTTGGTATAATAGTTGTATCGTGTTTTAAAGAGTGCCGGCCATTGTGTCGGTCTTTTTTATTTTCTTCGGCTCAAGTATTAAGAGATATGAAAAGATTGAGTTTGTGAGCCTTGGTGCTACCCCCTTTCTAGCCATAGACACCAGCAAGGTCTTTGGCTTTTTTAATAGTGCAATGATATCAGTAAGAAAGAGGGTGTTTCACATCCTTTTTTCTTAAATTTGCTGGGTTTGTTTGGACAAGGTCTGTCAGCTTGTCCGGTGTTGAAAAAGTGTTCAAGCCACTAAAAATCTATATTTATTTTTTAGCTTCATTTTTTATTTTTAGTGTTGACAGACAACGACTGGCAAGAGGAATCGAACCTCTTGAAAACCACTCCAGCCTAGATATAGTGAAATCATTATCGGGGATATTCCCCTTTCGTTTTTGAAATAATACAAGAATTAAGTCGGATGAATTATGGAGATTTCTGACCTATATCTTTTGCAGGCATAAAGCCTTGAATAATCACGCCACCAGTAATGCGTTTTAGATTTTGTGAATAATAAATAAAGGAATACCTACTTTCTATGTTTTAGATTTACTGGTTTTTGGTGCATCCACGACCAGTCACGCTTCTGCTGATTTGAATGAAAAGAAATCAAAAGGCTCCTCTTTTCTAATATATATATTAACTGGTAATAGCTAGCAAGGGAGTCGAACCCTCTCAAACCGTTCTAGCTACACGCCTAACGCATAGGCTTTATATAAGGCTTTTCTTACAGTTATTTTATTACGTCCAACTTTGCCCCTAGTCCGATATTTGAGAATGATGCGATCAATCTCGCCATCTAGCCTTTCGGACCATTCATAGTTATTGAAAACAAAATCAAGAATCTCACTGAATAGCTCTCTTGACAACATCCCTTCCATTTGAATAGCTTTCAAAGGGGTTAGGGCAGCTTTCTCCGCATAGCACACATTGAGTGCGTTTTGGGTTTTGTTAGCTTTTTTCTTGTCGCACTCTTTAACCTCTCTAATATAACTATTTAGGTTGTAAGGGTGTTCTTTGCGTAATCCTTCCACTTCTTCTTGAAACCGTTTAAACAGTCCCTCTGGCAGTCCTGCGTTGGTTTTCTCCAACACTGGGCGCGTGGTTTTACCTCTTGTGTAATTGGTAGACAGATAATCTTGCAGGTCGTCGAACAATTCATCGGAAATAATTCCTTCTAGTCTATCGACTGTCGCTGGCGATATCCTCGCACGTTCCACGACTGCACTGTTAAACGCCTGATAAATGATGCGAGCTTGTACTTCGCTGCACTGTCTGACATCTTGAAAATACTGTTTATAGGAGCCTTTTTTGTGCGCCTCTCTCAGCGCTGCATGCTCACTGACTAGCCGTTGATATAGTTCCTCGGTCAATCCGGAATATTTGTATTTCACGCTCATGAGCATACCTCTGCCAGCTCTGGATTTTCGTATATATTCCCTGCAATTTCGCAGTCTGTATGTCGTAGCCACAATTCACATCCGTGTTGCTTAGATTCAAGACGATATGCTCCGCCTAGATGTCTTACAACTTCGTAATAAGTTGGCTCAGAATAGACATTCTTAGCCATTTTGACTACATCCCCTTCAAAGATCTCTTCGCCATTCTTGTCGGTTAGTCCTGTTGATTGCATTAGAGATAGATCATTATTGACTATCCATTCGTTACCCTCTGAATCTTCATCAAATATCCAAATGTCTGAATCGCCAACCATCACTTCTAACGGACTATACATTCGACTCAACGAACTACCGTCCCACGCTCTAAATTTTGGAATCATTGCCCCCGTCCTTTCAAGCAGCTGGGAATATCATCCCCAATGTTAACACTATCGTACTGCTCTTTGCTCACTAGAAACTTACCATACGCCCCACAATCAAGCGTATAGAGTTTTCCTACCATAGATTTTCCAGTTACCTTGCCATGTAATTCAACGGCATTGTCAGCCTTGTGGATAACTACTGTCTCGATAGGTCTGTTAACCACTCGTAGAACAGTAGTCACGTTAATTGCTAGCGATACTAGTAGTAGAATCGTCGGTATCATTAACTGGTTGTCTCGTTTTTGTTTTGATAAAGTTATCATCAATCATTACTCCTTGTCTGTCTTTGATGTCGTTATAGGCTATTGTTAGGCACTCCTCCACGTCGTAACCAAGTTGCAAGCATAAAACTACTAGCGTTACGATTGAAAGGCGTCCCACTGTTGCTAGTTTCTGTACTGCTTCATCCTTATTCATCATCGTTAGTTCTCCTTGTAAATAATCAGTGCTGATGTATGGTAATATGTAGCACTAACACCACTGTCGGCCACGCTGGAGACATTTGACTGATATTTGATATCAATGATTTCAATTTGTGGATTCTCTTCGATAAAACTATTAATCAAATCGTCGATATTTTGGTAATTGGTAAATCCATATTCAACCTCTAACCACTTCGTTCTAATCATCATTTTCCTCTCCCAGCAAAATCTTTTCTAACTGCTCAATCGTTTCGGTTCTTACATAAATCCGATTTGTCCCGTCTGCGAACGGTGTTTTTACAAAAATTATGTTAGGGCCAATAGAGATGTGCCCGATATCATCGACATTTAAAATCGTGTCCATATCGATTCCTTGCGCGATGTTTGTAACTCTAATAAATTTAGCCATTCTCTACTTCCACCATTTCCACCTTATATTTTCGTGCATTGCGATATTTAACACCCCTTAGACGGTGTAATTCGTTAATCGCATCATTCTTATTACTGAAGACATGCTCACTGTCTTCCATGCCGTCGTAATATACGATAACCTTGTATTTCATGTCACACCTCGCTTCTATCTGCGTAGATTACTGTTGCAGTAGCTACCATGAAGCCATACTCCTTATTTTGGTCATAAGTAACTCTAACATCTAGTAATTCAACACCGTTTTCTTCAACCCACTTGTTTATTGTTTCATCCAAACCATTATCTGTGTCACTGTCGCTAAATATCTTTACTTTCCGTTTCATATTTCTAACCCCCATAGTTATCGGTTCCGACCCTTCTCTGAAAACCTTAGCCGGATTTTGCGCTATAAACCGCCTTAGCCATTGCATAACTCGACCATCTTCCTTAACAAATCTTCATCCGGCAACTGCTCTAGTGTCAGAATGCGATTGAGCTTTTTAACGTCGATACCTAGCTTGATGCTGATAAGCTCCATATCCTTGCGGTTGTTCCAAAACCATCTTGAAAACTCTTGCGTTTGACCTAACACGCTAGTGTGCCCGTAGTTCCCCGGTGCATAGACACCAACCAGCTTGTCTTTGTATCTGCTGTTCATCCCAACTCCTTGATTTCCAATTCAATGCGTGGGTTAGGACTGTACTTCTTGCGAGCTATTAAACCACAAACGATGCTATCATCCGTCCACACGATACCCTTCTTGTCAACTTTGTTGTAACCAGCGGTTGAGATGCTATCGAATAGTGCTTTGACAAGATTGTCAATATCGGGTTTTTTCGCATGCCAAAGCCTTTCATCTATGAACCGCTTGAATGCGTCCCACGTTTTAGCTCTGGCTTTTGGCGTGGGTTTCTTCGACACATTAAGCGGGGCCTTCATGTAGAAGGTGACATCGACTGAAATCGGCCCGTCAAAGAATTGCCCATTATACTCTTGTTCAATAAGTTGCGAGCACTGACGACGCCATGCCTTCATTTTTGGGTCTTCATAAGTTCCAAACTTGCTAAATCGTGGCCTTGTTTGAGGTTTCGGTTCAATATTTAAAATCATTCTCATAGCGACACCTTAGAAGGGTAGGTCCGAATCACTGATATCCATAGGGTTTGCGTTCCCGTATGGGCCATTATCTCTCGCAAAGTTTGGCCCTTGCTGTTGCGGTGCTTGCTGACCATAAGGCCCAGCATAGCCGTTGTCAATGCCAAACGCTCCCGACGTGTTGCCTTGGTTAGCATTACTGCCTTCACGCGCCGCACGACTTTCTAACATTTGGAAGTTCTCAGCGACAACTTCAGTTACGTAAACACGTTGACCTTGCTGATTCTCATAGCTACGAGTCTGAATGCGTCCAGTAATTCCAATCAAAGCGCCTTTTTTAACCCAGTTAGCTAAATTCTCGGCTTGCTGACGCCAGATCACACAGTTAATAAAGTCTGTTTCACGTTCACCGTTAGCGTCCTTGAAGTTGCGGTTAACAGCTAGACTAAATGTGGCCACTGCGACATTGCTAGGCGTGTAGCGTAGCTCTGGGTCTTTGGTTGTTCTTCCAACCAGCACGACATTATTGATCATTGATTTTCTCCTAAAATTTCATAATTAACAAAGTTGTCATCAAGCAATTTAGCGAATTGATGCCATTGGTTTTCACCACCGTGGAACGTAAGAGCAAGGTTGACCTTGTACGGTTCAGCGGGTTTGCTAGGCACTTCCTCGACTGGTTTGACATCTTCGATTACCTCACCAGTTTCAGCGTTGACCGCCTTGATTTCCTCGTTCGCTGACTGTTGGGCCATTGCTTCAATTTCTGCCAAGCGTGCCGCTTCTGCTTTCGCTTTGGCTTCTGCTTGCTGCTTACGCTCAATAGCTGCATCACGGTCCTTTTTCATTTGTTTGAGGATTTCAACTAGAGGCGTGTCATTCTGCAGCGCTCTAGTGTATGGCTCAGACGGCAACTCATAATCGAGGGCTTGTTCCTCAATCATGGCAATGTTAGCCTTGTATTCCTCAAGTCGGTCATACTCAGCCAAAACAAGAGCGTCGATTTCTTCGATAGTTTCCTTCTTGAGCTCCATCTTCTTGTCTTTGAAATACTTCTTCAAAGAATAGCCGTCGTACTTATCTTTGAATGTGTCCTTATCCAATCCGGCAAGTTTACACTTTTCTTCAAACACTGATCTAACGTGGTCAACTCGTAGCATAGCTTGGTGATTGTCTATTTCATCACGTTTGGCACGCAACTTGTCAACAAGGTCCTGTAATGGCTTGCGTGATTTCTTCAAATTGCCCTCAAACTCTGTGAGTGGGTTCTTGTAGATTTTTGAAATCTCTTTGCGTTTTGCATCTAACTTGTCATCCAGCCCTTTATAGCGAGTGATTTCTTTCTTGATGTCGTTGTATTCCAAGCTGTCCAGTTGCTCGTCTGATAGCTCGCTAACCGCTGCTTGAATAGCTTTGTCAAACGCCTCAAAATCAAAGTTAATTTGTCCCGGCGTATATACCGGCTCGATTGTTTCAAGAAAATTGTTTGTTGCGTTGTTCGTTACGTCCTTCATGTTTTTATCCCTTTCGGTTGTTGATTTGTGTTTGAATGTCGTTAGATACCACGTTAAAACCTGCTACTAGCAACTCATGGAAGTCATTGAGCTTGTACTTCTTCAAGTAGTAATTCGCTACTGTTTCGGTTGCTTGGCCTGTGATTAGAGCTAACTCATTGACTTGTTGCATGATTGTGTCATGTTGCTCATTGCTGATAAAATTTGGTTGTGGGTTATTTTGTGGGTGCGCTTGTTGCGGTTGCTGATTTTGATGCGGTTGGGTGTTGTGAGGTTGGCTTGGTCTCAAACTTTCCTCTGCCACTTCAAAATGGTCCACATCTTCCTCGCCGATTGCAAACAGCGCTTGCACGGCGTACTTACCAGCGTATGATTGTACGGCTCCTACCCACTGTGGTTCATTCATTTGCTTTAAGTCTCCGTTACGAGTTTTCAAAATCGGTACGGGAGATAATTCTGCAAAAGCTACTGACTGCTCTTTCTCTTCTCGGTTAGACGCCGTTGCAATGGCTTTGACAAAAGTCTTGCCAGAAAATTCGACTAGATCATAGTTGACGACAATGCTCCAGTTTGATTTCAAACTTTTAAAAGCGTCGTAAATGTCCTCTATGTGCCTTGAAGCGTACTTAGCAGTACCTTCTTTCTTTTTTCCGAGTTGCATCCGTTGCTGCAACTCTGTGAATGTCATTTCTTCCATGTCATATCCTTTTTAAATGCCCCTAATTCTCAAATTTTGGGGGTTGTTTGCCGTTTTACCGTTTGTCTAGTGTAATTGTGCCACTAGATTATTCAGGACGGTTACAAGCGATTTTAGAGCCGTTTCCTGCCCTTCGACTTTTTTAGGTGCCAAAGCTCCCGTTTGAGTTTGTTGTTTTCTTGAGCTAGCGACAAGATTCTGTCTTGCTGACTGTTGATGATCTCGCCTAGCTCACGACCTAAATTTATGTACTTGTTCCGCCAACGATTTTCGACGTTGTAAACTTCTTGCTCCATGTCATTTAATGCCTACCCTCCCACCGCTACTTGATTATTTAATTACTTCGCAAACAATCCCATAAGTGTTTTAATGCGGTCTTCAATGGATTCTTCACACTCTGTGCGTTCAAAGTCCGAACCGTCAAGTTTAGTTACGTTGTATTCAGCTTCTACGATAAGCACTTCGCAGCCAAACGCCTCGGCAAGCTTGTCGAGCTCGTTTTTTTGTTCTTCGTATGGTTCAAGCGGCAAGAATAGCACCTTTTCCAAACGGTCAGTAAACACTGCTGTAAACACTAGGCTTCCTTTGTCCTTGTAACTTTCAAGGAAGCCATCTTTTTCAGCGCTATAAAATACGACTTGTTTTTCTGTTTGTTTCATGATTATTCCCATCCTTCTAATGTTTTAACTAAATTCACATAAGCTTCGTAATGCTTGCCACTATCTTCGCTATCTTGATACGCTTTTTTAACAAGTTCTTCACCCGTGCCATAGAAACATCCAACAGACCACATCTTGTTAGACCGTGTGTATGTGAAATATCGGCCGCTAGACCAGCTATTCTTAAAAACAATGTAGTCATTTAATTTTGAGATCTCAGCGTTACCAGAGACCCATGCGTTACCATAGACCCTAGCGTCACCATAGACCTCAGCGTCACCAGAGACCCTAGCGTTACCATAGACCCATGCGTTACCAGAGACCTCAGCGTCACCAGAGACCCTAGCGTTACCATAGACCCATGCGTTACCAGAGACCTCAGCGTCACCAGAGACCCTAGCGTTACCATAGACCCATGCGTTACCATAGACCCATGCGTTACCAGAGTCACTTAGATTCTCTTTCTTTTCGACATATCCGCCTAATTCCCCTTTTTTGACATCGCCAAACGAAATCAAGGCTTTAACTCGGAATAAGTTGATTCCAAAAACTGTGATTTCAGTTGATAAATCTAGTTCAAATTTTTTAATCATTTTCACCCTCGTTGTATTTCTTAAATCCAAGAGTTAGTCCAGTAATACCAGCAGCGATAACCAAGAAACCAAGAGTTGACGTGATGCCCTCTTTCTCGCCAGTGTTTGGCAAGACACCACCGTAAACCGTCGTATTTGCCACCTCTTTTGGCTCAGAATCGTTTTTATAAACGACCTCGGTAATTTCTACCTCTTTTTCTTTCGGAGCGTCTACGGGCTTATTAGGTGCCTCTTTTGATGTGCTAGGTTTTTCTGGTGTTGGTTTAGTTGGTTCCTCTGGGATTTCCAACTCTGGCAAGTCCAAAACTGGTGCATCAAATGGTACGACACCTCCAGACCATTCTGGCTTATCAATGCTAGGTGCATCGAATGGAGTAGTTCCGCCATTCCATTCTGGGATTTCTACGACTGGAGCTGGTGGCATCAAAGGGATGTCGTTAATGTCGATTGATGGTTTATCATACACTGGCGCATCGTTTGGCACTACCCCACCATTCCATTCAGGCTTATCATATTGTGGGGCGTCAAACGGTACTGTTCCACCGTTCCATTCTGGTTTGTCTAGCACTGGTGCATCATTCGGAACAGTTCCGATTGGCTCAGTATATTCTGGTTTCACACGTTCTTCAGGAATGCCGGGGATGCCCCCCTCAAATTCTGGGATGTCAACTTTTGGAGCCTCACGAGGAATCTCGAATGTTGGCTCTGGTTTGTTTTCACCGCTCGCATCACCCTTTCCTCCTACGAGTTGCACATAGCTATACGAAGTAGCTCCATCTGTTTCTGCTTTCAACTCAATTTTGTTCGTTGGGTTAACTGAGTCCTTGACAGCGTTAACAAGCTTAGTCTTATAGTTGATGTAGATCATGTGATCCAAGCGATCCATCTTGATAGTGAAGCCATGATCAGATTTACTGATAGACTTAACCAAGTCCATAGCATCACCTTTATCAATCCAAGGATCAACACTTTCAATATTCTTTACTTCAAAGAAGTTATCAACAAGTTTTTGGTTCTCAGACATTTCATCAATGATAGTCACATAGTTTAGAACACGCTTAGCGTAATTCACACGAGCTGTCCAATTGATGACTGTAGGGTCATCTTTATCTTGTGATCCCCACTTAGTGATCAACTCATCCTTGCCAATAACTTGTTCGCTACCAATGTTAGTTGTTACCAAAGTACCATTAAAATTGGCTGTTACAGGCTTACCTGAAACTACTTTGTCTGTCCAACTTGCATCAAGTTTTAGGCTCATGCTCTTATTTAGAGGATGTGACTTAAAGTAGTCGTTGAATACAGTAGTTACTTTGTTAGTGTTGGCATCTGCTATAGCTTTACCAACAACTGCTTTTTCTGGGTTATGTACGTCAAACTCATAAGATGTTTGGAATTTCACTTCTTCAGGCAAGTCGAAAGTAACCTTATCCCCCTCATTAACTGGCACATCGTCTGGAATTTGAATATCTTTGTACTCAACTTCGAATGGTGAGTATTTACCATTACCGTTAGGGAAAGTAACCTCAACGTTTGGATTTTCAACGTTGATAGTGTCCCCCGCTTTAGTCACTGTAGTAGGTGCTGCTTCGACTGGTTGAGCTACTTCTGTAGTTGTTGCTGGCGCTTCTGCGATCGGTTGAGATTCTACTGGTGCTGGTGCCAACACTTTTGGTGTTTCTGCCACTGTTTCGCTAGGTGTCACCGTAACATTCCCAGCATTGTCAGCGGTATAGACATTAGCGGCAGTTGGTTGTGTGTCTGCTACTGGTTGAGCAGTTTCGTCCGCTGATACTGTGCCAGCACCAATTAATAGAGCTGTAGCAATAGCGAGCGTGCCACACAATCCAAATGCTTTGCTTTTAGTGAATCCAGTTTTTGCGATTGTTTGAGTGTTGAAAGATTTCATGGTATACTCCTTGTATAGATGTTTTTTCTTGCACAGGCCCTTACCTGTGCTTTTTTAGTGCTCTCAACGTGCACCCACGACCTCGCCGCTTTGTAAATATGTTTTTTTAGAAAGATTTTTGTGTGGGTAGTAAAGTGTTAATTTTTTGGGGAAAAATTATGGGTATAAGATGCACTCCACGACGAGGTCATGGCTGCACGCTGAAAGATTAACGTTATTTTGTGTACTTGTTCTTGAGGCGTTCTTGTTTCTCCTCTGGGGTTTCAACCCATTCAAAGAACGGCTCTGGTTGCTTGGGCTTCTTCTTGGGAAAAAGTTTTCTTAGTAGCTTCATGCGATTACCCCACTAATTGATCTAATGGCAATCCGTGGTCAGCGTTGAAGCGTTCTGTTTTGGCTGTGTAAGATTCCCATTGTGGAACCTCAAACACTTCTACTTGTTCTTGTTTTTTAGACCAAATCCAGTTAATCAGTTTTTTCATTTTTAATTTCCTTTCTGTTTTCCCTAACCGCACTAGTGCGCTAGAGGTGTTTTTTAAATATCCAAAATATCGTGCGTTCTGCATGTAGCAATAAAATCAATTGCTGCATCTTGAAATAGATCTCTGCATTTGCTGTCTGGTGTGTCTGGTTTGTTGCAGACATCTCGGTACATCAAACATTTAGTGTCGATGTCGTCAAGTTCATCTTTTGCTTTTTTTGATACATCCATCGTTTGATTGATGTATAAAATCAATTCTGTGACATTGTCGAGGGCTGGGATTCCGCCTTCCATCTTGTGGAAGTCCTTGTCAAGTTGAATGGCACACGCTACCAGCCTTTTAATATAATGGTTGTTTGCCATGTTTTTACCTCTCTTATTCTTCTAACTACTACTGTATTGTTATCAGTTAGTAGTTATTTCCAGTTAGTGCCGGTAGGCTCTAGATTGTTGTTAGTTAGTACTTGTTGTATAGTTAGTATTTATTAGTGCCCAATTTTACACATTGCAATTTTACACATTGCAATTTTACACATTGCAATTTTTGGGAACTGTAAAATTTACGTTGTGCTATCTGTGGATAACTCTTTCTCAAGATGTCCCATCAGATACTCTAGGTAGTTGTCTGTTATAGGAACATCTGAGAAAAATCTGTGCACCTCACTCCCTTTTCCTCTACCTAAGCTACGCTTAATCACTCTCATATATCCTGCTTCTTCTAAGATTTTGAAATGGCTATCAACGGTAGTGCGGCTTATGCCTAGCCGTCTTGCGATTTCATCAGGATATACAACCCAATCGGGCTTATTGGTCAAGATGACCGTTAAAATGCCTATTGTTGCTGGTTTCAACCGTTTGTCTTGAGTAAAAGCGTTATTGATAGATGTGTAATTTTCGTTTGCATTCCTGATTATGTATTGCATACCTCATAGTCAAGCCCCTTTCCGTAGTTTTTCTTTGCGAAAACCTATGATGATGTCATAGTAAGCGTGACCGCTTGGAATGACATATTTAGTTAGATCATCAACTCTGGAACCGTCTGCCATAATGTTGATTATGGTGGGTTCCCATTTTTTCGTTTTCATGCTATAATTACCTTGATTTCAATATCTTAGGGTCTGACTCTGGCAGGGGTCAGCCTTTTTTGTTGCCTTGGCGACATCCTCAACCCTCTTGTTCGATGATTGGCAGGATGTCGATAGCTTTTAATTTGTCGTATATGAAACGTCTTCCAAGTTGTGTCCAGACCGTTGTCATGGTGCTGTGGGGTTTCCCGTCCTTACCAACGTAGTCGAATGTTCGACTTGAGATGTAGCCTTTACCAATATATTTCGCATATAGAACCCACTGACCATTGACGATGCGTTGGATACGCTCTTGCTTTAGTAGTTGGTTCATTTTGCGTGCTGACATCCCATAGTCTTGAGCAATTTGGGTGATTGTCAGACTGTCCTTGGTTTGTAAAATCAAATCTAGGTAATCAGCGTTTTTAGTCGCTTCTTCCAACTCAATCAAGAGGGTTTCGTTTTCGTTTTCCAAGAGCTTGATTTTCTTATCAGCCATGAGCAATGCTCTTGCCATGATTTTTTCTGGACTATTGAAGTCCTTTTCAACTTGGATGAAGTAAGTTCGGACTTCCTTGCCTTTGTCTGTTCGCTGAATCATTGCGATTTCTTTCGCCATGTCCAACTTAATGATGTGATCTTGACTTGGTCGCCCTCCGGTACTTTTGCTCAAAAATGAGCTAAAGTCTTCACCCTCTGTAAAACCATATTCGGTCATACGTGGGAACCAATCTTTATAAGCTGTTTTAACGCCTAGAGCTTTATGTAGTTGTCTACCAGAAACAACCGGCTCATGATTTTCGTTTAATGTTACGTTGATTAATTCGTTCATTCGTATCTCTCCTTTCTAATCTATACGAAATTTCGTATATTTAGGTTAAAAAAATTCAGGCTTCAGCACGTTCGCTGAACAGGTATTCTAATTCATATTCTGGGAAAAATGCTTTCTTGATAGCTACCGTCTCGCCAAATTTGAAATCAGATACACCATCGATTTTGCTACGAACCGTGCGGGAATCAACACCTAGCAGGTCGGCGATGTCTACTAATGCGACACCTTTAATCTTACGAATTTCTTCGATGTTTTTCATTTGTGTCCTCCTTCCTTAAGCTTGATTTAAGTATATACTAATTTTCGTACACTGTCAACAGAAAAATACGATTTTTTTTACTTTTTTTATTTACCCACTCAATTTTCTGTGGTAATATATAGGAAGAAAGAGAAATGAGGGTTACAAAAAAATGCAGGCTGAGGAAAGAATTAAAGAACTGATTATAGCTAAATACGGGAATGTAAGAGCTTTTGCAACAGAAAGCGGCATCTCTTATACTACTGTTCGCTCTATTTTAGAACGTGGTATCATGAACGCAAAAGCTGAAAACGTCTTTAAAATCTGTCATTTGTTGGGAATTTCACCGGACACACTCGCTGAATGGGGTGTTACGGACGAACCACAACCAACCAATGCCCACGATATCGATAACATCATCGATAATGCGATGATGTTCGACGGTAAACCATTGAGCGAACATGACAAACGTGCCATTCGGGGCATAATTGCCGGCTATATGAGTAGTAAGGGGGATTGAGGATGGTTCGCAAATCCAAGCAATCTTATAGAGAGTTAGTTGCTTTGCTTGATAATAACGGGGTTGCTTTTGAACTTATGTCAAAAGGGAAAGCCATTACTTTTTTAGAAAAGAACAACTACTACTATAAAGTCTCTGCTTTTAGAAAAAATTTTAAAAAGAAAAACGGGAAATATCAACACCTTGATTTTCAGCACCTTGTAGATTTAGCCACAATTGATATGTATTTGCGAGATACGCTTCTAGATATTGCTATTAATGTAGAACACTTTATAAAAGTCGAGTTATCTAGATTAATCACTAACAATCCCGATGAAGATGGTTATACCATTGTTCAAGAATTTGCCGTCAATTACCCAACATACTATAACAGTACCTACAATCGATTCAGACAATCTCGATATCAAAAAGATATGTTTCTAAAACGTGGGGCTGATATCCCGATTTGGGCATTAATGGAGCACATGGATTATGGCTGCTTGTTAAAATTAGTAAGGCTTTATTTTGATAAGTATAATCCCAGCTCTCTTCAAAAGGCTGTGACGTTAGGTGATAACTCGAGACATCTCAGAAACGCTTGCGCTCACAATAATGTCCTGATGGTAAATGTATTTAGAGATGATGAAAAATTGAATAGAGTTAACGCCGTAGTTAATACGTTTGCTAGACAAAAGGGCGTTCTCAAATATCGTCAATACCGCAAAGTGAATGACCTTCTTTCACTCATTGCCTTATCAAATGCCTACTGTTCCAATGCGGTTCAATATCACCAAGGTTTAAAGATCCAAAATCTTATCGACCGAATGCAAAGATATGCATCTGATTACACAAAAACGCCAGAACTGGTTAAAATGTTTACTATTTTTTGTAAAATCATTGACAACAAGTAAAACATTTTGTAAACTATTTTTAGTGGAAGACTGATTAAGTTCAGCGCCCTATGGCTTGTGCGTGCGCAAGTGTAAGGGAACAAAACGTCTAAAAAGAGCCAGTTCGTTTGTCGAATTGGCTTTTTTGCTTTTTTCTATAGAAACTGGTGTGAGGTGCTATGACTGAAAAAGAATTGCTTGAGCGATTCAATGTCTCTATCTGTGAGTTTAGTTCTAGTCAATGGTCCAGAAACGGCTTTCTCGACCCGATAAACAGGGTGGTTTATATCAACGGGGATTTAGCCCCAGAAATACGTTTAAAGGTTATTCTGCACGAATTAGGGCACTTAGAACATAACTCTAAAGACTATGAGCGTCTACGGGAAAAGTATGAGGTTCAAGCAAATAGGATTATGATCCATGAGTTGTTGAAAAATGAAAATCTTGACGATTTCAACTATATACACTTCATGGAAAAATATAATCTCACCACGATTTGTGATGAGACTTTTGTAAAAAATGAATATTTAAAACTAAAGGAGTTTGAAAAATGTTGAGTAAATGGAAGAATTTAAAACGCTGGCAAAAGTGGGTTGTTGTGCTTGTCTGTTTGGCTGTGCTTGGTAAGGTGTTTGAAATAACTGGACTTGCACCGAAAACGGAAACAGAACCAGTCAAGACAGTCCAAACGTCTTCATCTAAGCCGAAAACCAAAGCTAAGGACAAAACTAAAACCAGCAGTAGTTCAGATTTGTCTAATCCACAACGTGAGGAAAAAGCTTCAAAAGAATCGAGTTCTTCCGAAGAAAAAGAATCTAAAAGCGAAACTAAAGAATCAAGTTCTTCAGATGGACCAAAAGATGTTACGGCTGATCAAATGGCTAGCTTTATCGAATACTTCCAAAATGATTTAACAGAAAAGGGTGTAGATATTAGTCAATACGGTTTTTATAATCGTGATACCATTTTGTATATGTCGGTACCTGACGACTATAAATACTATGACAAAACCGATTTACAAAAATTCGCTGATGGCATGCTTGCCAAAGAACATGAAGCCTTCAACGTCTGGGCTGCGATCAACAACGTCAATTATGAGCGCTATCCGATGTTTCACATTAAAGCGGATGATGGCAGTGCTATTGCAAGTCAAAAACTCAATGGAGAAATGAAAGTCAAGGTTAAATAAAACAATAAAAAAAGCCCCACACTCACCGTCGCCAAACTTCGAGTGTAGAGCAGCATCACAGAAAAAATCGTGTAAACTGAGAGCAGTCTTACAAGTCTTTTTCTGTACCCATTTTAACAGAATTGAGGTACAAACACAATGACAACACATAAAGTTGCTATCTATGTCCGAGTGTCAACCACATCACAGGTTGACGAGGGCTATTCAATCGACGAGCAAAAGGCAAAGCTAACAAGCTACTGCGATATTAAAGACTGGAATATTTACGAGATATACACTGACGGTGGTTTTTCTGGGTCTAACACGGAACGCCCTGCACTAGAGCAGCTAATAAGAGACGCAAAGAGAAAGTTGTTTGACACGGTTCTAGTGTATAAGCTAGACCGATTAAGCCGTAGTCAGAAAGATACACTCTATCTGATTGAAGATGTATTTCTGGAAAACGATATAGAATTTGTCAGCTTGCTCGAAAACTTCGACACCTCAACGCCATTCGGAAAAGCAATGATTGGATTATTGAGCGTGTTTGCTCAGCTCGAAAGGGAACAAATCAAGGAACGGATGCAATTAGGCAAGCTAGGGCGGGCAAAGTCCGGCAAGTCGATGCAGTGGGCCAAGACATCGTTTGGTTATGATTACATCAAAGAAACTGGCACGCTCTCGGTCAATCCATATCAAGCCCTAATCGTCCGAAAAATGTTCGAATGGTATTTATCGGGGATGTCGATAACCAAGCTTAGAGACGCACTCAATGAGCAATATGGACAAGATAAAGAGTGGAACTATAGGACAGTTAGGGTTATCCTGTCCAACCCAGTCTATTGCGGATATAATCAATTTAAGGGTCAGATATTCCCCGGCACTCATGAGCCTATCATTTCCGAAGAAGATTTTAACAAGACGCAAGAGGAAATTAAGACAAGACAAAGAACAGCCGCCCAGCGTTTCAACCCTAGACCGTTTCAAGCTAAATACATGCTTTCTGGTATAGCTCAATGCGGCTATTGTTCAGCCCCTCTTGCTATAAAACTGGGTATGATACGGAAAGACGGCACACGCTTAGTTAAATACGAGTGTAAGCAGCGGCATCCACGAAAGACAAAGGGCGTGACTGTTTATAACAACAATGCAAAGTGTGATTCTGGGTTCTATTTCAAAGACGATATAGAGCACTTCATCCTAACTGAAATCAGCAAACTACAAACTGATTCAGATTATATCGACAAGCTATTTTCAAACACAAATCAAGAGACCATAGACCGCGATAGCTACCAGAAACAGATTGATAATCTGACCGCTAAAATTAGCAGGCTTAATGATCTATACATCAACGATAGGATTTCACTAGAGGAATTACAAAAACGGTCAAGCGACTTCATGGCAGAAAGAACAACTCTTGAAAAAGAGCTAGACGCTGACAGCTCTGTTAAAGTCGTAGAACGAAAGGAAGACATTAGACGGGTGCTTGATACCAAGGACATCTTCACACTTGACTACGAGCAGCAGAAAGCCATAGCACGCGCCTTGATAAGCAAGGTCAGAGTTACTAGTGAAACCATCGTTATTTTATGGAAATTATAGAGCGTTTTAGTTACATTTATTTCAATCAGCGTAAAAGCACGTAATTTAACGGCATTCAATTTTTTCAACATCATTT